ATGATAAACATATTGAATGCAAAGGATCTTCTCATAAAAAAATCTTGATTCGTGCAGGATATTTTAACATTGTAAACGGATATAAAACTCCATTTGTCAGCGGACGAGATTCTAATGGAAACCATTCCTACATATCCGGAACTTCCATCAATCAGTTACAGGCTGTGAAAAAATTTGATGATCAACTACGTTCTTTTCTACTTCGTTACATTACGCAAGTTGAAGAGGAAACACGTACCCTTTCAGGATACAAATTTGATGAGTGCAATAATAATGGCGAAATTCCCTGGTATGACACCAATGCCTATGCACCGCAAAAATCCTTACAGGAAAAAATGAATGTTATTTCTAATGCGTACAATGAATTGAGCAAAAGCCAACTTGATTACGTCAAGTTTTATATGGAAAACCACAAACAAATTCCTACATGGATTATGATAAAAGTTGTTAATTTTTCAACTTTTATAGACATTTTACGGTGTAGCAAAACCGAAGTATCTCATTCTCTTTGTGAACTCTACGGTTTAAAAGATGCTAATGGACATTCCAATGTAAAATTATTAATCGGCTCTCTTCACTGGATGCGTAAAATTCGAAATTCCTGTGCTCATAATGAGCGTGTTTATTGCTTAACAAGAAGGCAAGAACGCCGTGGGCATACAGGACGAATATTAGAAAACTATTTTCGAATGTTAGGTAATGGCTATTCCCGAGATCTGAATCAAAAAATTTTTGATCTTATCATATATTTTAAATACTATCTTCCTTCCAAAGAATATAAACAATTTATTCTGGAACTAAAAAATATGTTGGAAGATTTACAAGCCAGGATTCATCCACATGCATTCGAATATGTTCGGGGTCAAATGGGAATTAAAGATATAAATGACCTTAATGTTCTCATTCGTCTTCCAAAAGACGAAATTGATTATAACAAATTTGATAAAACCGAATAAAATAATCTAATATGAACGCTAAAAACGTTTTAAAACATGTAAAAAAATACCTTATAAAATTTGCAATATTTATATCACTGTAGTAATATACTTGTACGGAGAGAACCATATTGATTATGGTTGAAAGGCACTCATACAAGTATATTGTATGGGTGTCTTTTACTTTGTATAAAGAAATCGCCCCAGTGTTACCAGCACCAGAGCGATCTGTTGAATAATTTGCAGTATAAAGAAAACTGCTATAATCATTCCATAGCAAGATTATTATAGCACTTTTCTTTACACCTGCAAAGGTGTATTTTTTATACTCTTTTTTAGAAGAAAGGTGATGTTATGAAACTTCCAAATGGATTCGGTTCTGTATATAAGCTATCTGGCAGACGCCGGCGGCCATGGGTGGCAGCCAAAACCTTCGGATGGGAATTTGATGAGAAAGGGCAAAAGGTAAAGCAGAAGCAACAGGCAATCGGATATTATGCTACCAGACAGGAAGCAATGACTGCTCTTGTACAATACAATGAAAATCCTTATGATCTGAATTTTAATAAGACAACTTTTTCGGAAGTATACGAAAAATGGTCTGAAGAATATTTCCCCACACTCAGCAATGCTTCCAGCATACGTACAATCACTGCTGCCTACAAGTACTGCACTCCTCTTTATGATATGCGAATAAAAGATGTCCGAGTCGAACATCTTGAAGGAACCATTCATAGTGCAAACGTAGGATCCAGCACTAAGGGACGAATGAAGAGTCTGTTTAACCTTATGTATAAATGGGCTATGAAGCATGAGCTTGTGGATAAAAATTATGCAGCCTTATGTGATGGTGTTAAAAGAGAACGTCCTACTATCGTCCGCATTCCTTTTTCTGAACAGGAAATTACAGCCCTTATGGAACATCCGGAAATACCATTCGCAGATATGGTCCTGATCGGAATTTATTCCGGATGGCGTCCCCAGGAACTAGCAGTTCTGAAAGTTGCAGATGTGGATCTGGATAATATGACATACACCGGTGGACTAAAAACAGATGCCGGCCGTAACCGCCTGGTTCCAATTCATCCACTTGTTGCTGATCTGGTCCGTAAGAATTATGAGCAAGCAGTCGGTATGGGAAGCAAATATCTTTTCAATGATCCGGACGGTCAGCAGGGCACTTCCCTTACATATGACAAATATCGTGGACGTTTCAAGAAAGTTATGGCACGACTGGGAATGGATCACAAGCCCCACGACACCAGACACACTTTTATTACGAAAGCCAAAGAAGCAAATATGAATGAATACATTCTGAAAATGATCGTCGGACATGAAATTGCAGATATCACAGAAAAGATACATACTCACCGTACTGTGGAAGATCTGAAAAGAGAAATGAAAAAGATAACAAAATGATTGGCGGCAGGCATTGTCCTGCTGCTTTTTTCGTGGTAGGTTTGTTAGTTACTTGTCAGTTACGCCTGTCAGTTACCTGTTAGTTATTTGTTAGTTACCGCCATTTTTTCATGTATTTTCATGCTGTTTTGCAAAAATTCCCGGTAGTAACAAAAGTGCCGTAAACCCTGGAGTTTACGGCACTTTCAATGCTTTTACAATTTATATAATTAGAACTTACCAGCCTTAGCAGCTTCCTCTACGGAAACTGTAGTGCCTTATTTTAATGGGTTTTCGCGATTTTTGTTAGCTACCAGTATGTTACGTATTCATTTTTGTATTATTCTATACAGCTTCAACCATGTCATTTTATATAAGAAGAAAAGCCCTCACTCTTCTGCGGGCAGCTGCATGATTGTAAGGACTTTTTCTTATTTGAGGGATATATTTAATGTACCAGATTCTTTCCCATCTGTCACGCGCTATCGTGCGAGATAGTACGACGAATTTCGACATTACAGGCTCTTCACCAATACCTGGAAGTCTACTGCCTTCAGTTTCTTTACCACCTTATTGGCAGCCTTCTTTGTTCTGTATGTGCCGACCTGGACACGGTATGGGACGGAGCCGGCTACTTTGCGGATACTTGCTGAAAACCCCTTTTTCTTAAGTACTTTCACCATCACATCTGCATTTTCTTTTGTTCCGTAGGCTCCAGCCTGGATGTAATACTTTGCTTTCGGTTGCGCCGGCGCAATTGTGATCGTTTTTCCCAGAATGCCCTCTGCGATCAGCTTTCCGTGAGCATCCATACCAAGTTTTTTCGCTTTGGCATAATCGTCCTTGTTATCACAGAAGAAAGATTCTACCAGGACAGCTTTTGCCTTGGTCTTTCTGGTCCAGTACAGTCCGGGACGTTCTTCAGCTCCTCTGTCATGCCAGACAGTGCCGAGCTTCGCACTGATCCGCTGGGCTTCCGGAAGACCATTTGCATTGTAACAGTATGCTTCGCAGCCATATGCCTCTCCATTAAAGGTATTCAGATGAAGCTGGACTGACAGATCATAGTTCTGTTTATTCTCTTCTTCAATGAAATACTTGATTTCATCATTCAGGGAATGCAGCTGACCTTCCGGAGCAATACACAAGGTTGCCTCATGTCCTGCTACCTTAAGCCATTTGCACACATAGGGCGCCAGTTCTTTGTTGTATTTATATTCATTCACACCACCCTTGCTAGTACCATCTGCAGATGAGATGACGCCACCGCCATAGTTCGCGTGACCTACACAGATAAAATATTTCATGTCAAAGTTCTCCTTTCAAAAATGAGAGCGATCACTCGCCCTCATATTTTTTGTACTTTGTCTTATCCCAGATTGTCTTTACTCTTTCCCAGCCTCCAGTTGCTACCATATAAATCACGAATGATGCAATAATTGCAGCAAACACATAGTACCATTCAATCACAATTTTAAAATATTCGCAAAAAGCAACCATTGTAGCAGTGCATACAATAAAGGATGTGATAAGAGCAACTGCACTGGTTGGTAATTTTTTGAACCACGGTAGGTCTTTTATTGCCTGCACAATAAGAGACACCACAAAGGCCATCAAGCCAAATGCGATCAGAGCATAGGTTACATAGTTCATAATTTCATTTACATTAATGTTCATACAGTTAATCCTCCTTATGATCATGTTCCAAATCTGCAATTCTATGATTTGCTACCCGAATCTGTTCTTCTGATACAGCCATCCTCTGTTCCAGATTATAAGTTCGCTCTATGGTGTTGTTGTGCTTATCCACTCTTTTTGTAAGCTCTTCCAGCTTGTATTCCATGAGCGCCCTCGTCTTTTCATTCTGGCTATGATTGCTGATCAGACACACTATCAGCGTTACTGCTGCCGATATTGTAGAAGAAATAATTACTTCCATATATGTCCTTTCTCCAGCATTGCGCCGGCGCAATTTTGTAAAAAAATAAGACCTAGTATGGTCTCGCTCTAATTCTCATATTTATTTTCTTCTCCAATCACTCTTCTGTACTGTCAACCTGTCCTTTGTTTGCTATCATCTCGTCCTGCATAGCATATGCAAGCTCCTCGAACTCGTCACGGTCTTTACGGCACTGCGTACGGTTCTCTTTCCGTAACTCCTGGTTAGTGGTAGACTGCTGAATATACATAGTTTTTGGGTTAGCCTCACTGCAAGATGCGGTGTAGGTCTCCACTGTTACTCCGTTGATAACGGACTGTCCTGATAAGTTGATAGATTTAGATGTTGTTAATGCCATGATATTATCCTCCTATGAATAAAGTTTTCTTTAAAGTTCTTCATTTTCTTTTTCTAGCTTATCCACTCTTTGATTGAGCTCTTGCATTGCTTTTACAACATACGCAAGCAACTGCAAATTATTGACAGATTTATAATATGGATGTCCGTCAACTTCTCCGCCTCCATCGACAAGGTTAGGGTCAAGCTGTTCGAGTTCGTCTGCTATAAAGCCAATCTTGTATTTTTTATGAGAATCTTTTCTTTCAAAAGAATGAATTTGCATTGCTTCAATAACTTTTGTTGCGTCTTGTACTTCGGCGTCTCTTATATCGCCTTTTAGTCGAATATCAGAAAGAGCTGCACTACATGCTCTTCCGAGACTAAACCATTTCCATGAACCATCAAGTCTGGTTTGAATCCAAATTGACCCAGCGTATGAATCTCCGTGATAGATAAAAGCTCTACCTCCAGCCACTTGATCGCCAAGATAAACTCCTACAGCAGTCTTCGAACCTGAACCTCCCACATTGAACCCAACGTAAATGTTTCCGAAATTTCCATCAATTGCCAGTGGAATCATTCCATTGTTAGCTTTATAAAAGCTAAAGAAATTTTCATCACCTGTACCTGTTGCCGCACCAAAGCGCCAGTCTACCGAACCTCTATTGGACTGATACTCATATGTTGTATTTATTATGTTGTTACTCTGAATATATCCACCAATGGACATATTGCCATTGGTGGTTATACCTTTTCCGTTATATGCCCGAATCCAATCGGAATCCGTCATATACCAGCCACCACCATAATCCTCACTATACCATCCTGTAGTACCGCGCGATCTAAACCAATTAGATGCATATATGGTATTAGTATTCATGTCTGCAGTCGCAGTTATTGTTTTTCCCTGCACATTGCCAGTAGTGGTAATATCGCCACTGTATAAACTCAGATCACCATACATCGTGACCGTCTTATCAAAAAACTCGAATCCGGCGCCACCTTGTATAGATGTTCCAGTTCCCATTTTTCCTAATTTGATAGACGATCCATCAAAATATAAGATTTTCTGACTGTTTGTGCCGTTAAATATAGAGTATGACTGATTTGCAGTAATCTCTCTAGCAACTATTTTAACACCAGATATAGAACCGGATGCCTCGATGTCTTTTGCAAACAAACTGACAACGTCAATTTTATCAGCGGTAACCGAACCAGCCGCAATTTTTTCAGTTGTTATAGAATTAGCAGCCATTTGAACAGCGGTAACCGAACCAGCGTACAATCGTCCGCCATTAATATAAGTACGATCGTTGTTATAACACCAAGCGGCTATACCCATATCAACAGAATTTGCAAGGGTGTATGCGTCATTCCATGTACTCCATTGCGTATCACTAATACCGATTCGCCATAATTCACGACCATCAATCTTTGCAGTCTGCTTAGGATATCCGCCGGAAGCATCTCGCCATGGCACGCATGTTATTAAAAGACAGAAGTTTTCACCAGTTAGACCAATCGTATTTGCTAATTTCAACTCATTTACTGTGGTCATCGGGAAATTTTGTATATACCAAAGCGGCGTTTGATTTGTGCTTCTAGTGTCTTTGACGTCAAGTCCATCGCCTTTAGGACCTTGAGGCCCCATAGCACCAGTGGCACCGGTCGGTCCCGTGGCACCAGTTGGTCCCTGAGGTCCGGTCGGCCCCTGGTTACCCTGGGGTCCTTGTGGTCCGATTGGGCCAGTGGCACCCATATCACCCTTTACTCCTTGTATTCCTTGGTTACCTTGGGGGCCTTGTGGTCCAGTCGCACCAGTATCACCTTTCACACCTTGTATTCCTTGGTTACCTTGAGGTCCCTGTGGACCTGTTGCGCCGGTATCACCAACGTTACCGTTTAATACAATTCCAGAAGAAGTGTAATAAGCGATAAGTTCCTTCAACGCGCCTGAACCAAGTCCGTCCCACTCATAGGCGTTGCCTTTAGCTAACCCGCGCATACCTATAAACACATGGGTACGCCGTGCAGCGGTCCAAGTTTTCGTATCCTTTGAACCACATTCGATCAAGAAGTTTCTTACTGTGCTTGTAAGGGATGATGCGTCGAAAGTAAATAAGCAAACTATTTTTCCAGTAGTCACAAGGTCCGCTATCCCGTCCATACAACTTGCTGTGCTATACGTGTCGTACCATGTAGCTTTTTCTAATGCATTTGTGGTTGGGTTGATTATAGCTAGACAATGTCCTCTCGTTACTCCTGATGTAAGTTTGGTTCCGTTTAGCCACAGCCCCTCGTCTTTTCCAGCTTGTGAGTAATCGTAATTACTTCCGACAACCTTAACATAATGCGCATTTTCACCAGGAATACCTTGGTTGCCTTGTGGTCCTTGAGGACCTGTCGCTCCGGTATCTCCTTTTGGGCCAGTTTCCCCTTGTATGCCCTGATTACCCTGTGGTCCTTGCGCTCCTGTATCGCCCTTCGCGCCCTGAGCTCCAGTTGCGCCGGTATCACCCTGGGGTCCTTGCTCTCCAGTATCACCTTTCTCTCCTTTTTCACCTTGGGGTCCCTGTGGTCCAGCCGGTCCGGTAGCTCCACCAGCACCATCAACACCCATCCTGGTAGCGATATAGCCTACGGAGGTGGTTGCGTCTGAATATAAGGTGGTCTCTTTTGTCCAGAGATACTGTCCCTGTGGTACGTTAGGCATTGAAGTTAGCCATTCCCCTGTAGGAACATCTGTCATGCTAGTACCAACCTGGTAAGTGTATGTGGTTCCAACAATGGACTTAACGTTATTAACCTTAGTGTCGATCTCAGTAATTGCGCTCTCTACAGTCTTCTTACTCTTACCAAACAAAATATCGCCAGCACTAATTCTCAGGTGAAAGTTCCCGTCATCGCCTTTATAGAACTGAATATACTCATTCGTATCGCCAAATCCTACCTGGCCATCTGAGCCGAGATAGAATCCTCTGGTGGTATTGAGCGCAGAAGTCTTAGCTCCGGAATATATGCAGTCGTGTCCGATATGGTTTCCACCGATGTCAGCACCAAAAGCTACCAAGTCGGTCACCGCCACTTTATCTGCTGTGATACTCTTGGCCTGGATAACAGTACCGTTCAAACTGTTATAGTCAGTCTGCTCCGAAGTTACTCCTGATCCGTTGGTATTAAGCTTGTAGTAAAGGCCATCTTCCCCCTTAATGACCAGCTTATCTGCCTTGATGGTGTTACCCTCGATCAGATCACCTTTGATAGTTACACCGACCAATTCGCCAGTAATAGTCTGGTCGCCGACCACTACATTCTTAATCAAGCCAGATTCTGAATAGAATTTCTCCATAGCCGCTATGCCAATATTGGAGAAATCAATGCTTGCGTATTTCAAATCAGCGTCTGCGGCGTTAATCTTTTTTACATCCAGCTCATTGATTAACGCTTTGTTAGCCGCCAGTTCATCCGTAACGGTACTCTCAAATTCCGCGTATTTAGACTTAATGCTGGTAGTTTCTGCCTCAAGTGCTTTCAGACTTTCAATGGTGGCAAACTTAATATCAGCCTCTTCTGTCTTGATATAGTTTGACTCGATCTGTCCTACCGCCAGTTTCAGTTCTGATAAGCTCCCGTCCAGAGTATTGTACAACCCCTGCAGATTTCCCACCGCACTGCTGCCATATACACCCTCGTCAAAATGCAAAATATCCGATACATTGATAGTCCCCGTGTACCGTCCATCATCACTGATTACGGTGTTAATAATTTCCTGGGCGGCCTGGAGCTTCTCCCTGGCCTCTTCGAATGAGGGAAGCTTATTGGCCAGTTCGCACTCATCTTTGGTATGGTCCTGTGGATATTGTGTAAGCTTGATGATCCGCTGCTTTTCCCGGATCCCGGTGGCGGCATCGATCAGGGTGATTGTATCTCCCAGGGAAAAAGAAAAATCATCGTATCCAGCTCTTTGTTTGGCCAGATCAATAATATCAGCACTGTATGATACTTCCGGCTTTGACAGATCTTTCAGCTTCGCTTCTGCATCCTCTTTCATGGCTGCAGCATCTGTATAAGATTCGTCTTTCCAGATGTAGGTCTTCACCTTATTCGTGTACTGGTAATTTTCCAGGTAATTCTTCCCATCGTTCACGGACTCGATGGTAAGCCCGTCCTGGCCAATAGGGATAATTCTCGTATAATAGTCGTAGGTGCTGCCCTTCCTCTGTAACCGTTTCAGGTTAAGCCCTGTGAGGAAAAAGTTCCCTTTATCCTGGCCAACCTGATCGTAAAAGGATACTGTCTTTTTCTTGGTATCATAAACGACTTCACACATAAATGCAGTACACAGCTTCTGAATTACTCCAAGCGTATTTGTCTGCAATATCCCTGCATTTCTTTTCTTGGTTACGGTACATTCGCCAACCGTCCAGCCGGATCCAGCCAGAGCAAGCTTGGCCGCATCTTCTATTGTGGAATCCGTAATGCCAAAGGAGCTCCAGGGCTTCGCCTCCAGTTCTTCCAGGTTCAGTACCGCAACAAAGGAGAGGAATCCATCTGTGCTTACACTCTTTTCTTTTACTACATACTCAGCATCCTGAGTCTCAATATAATACTCTTCACAGATTTCATGATGTCTTGCCATGTATGTAAAAGAAAGAGTCTGATCGCCAGTTGTAACGTCGCTCGCAACCTTCAGATCCTTGTATTTGACAATATGCCCTATGGCATTGTGGTTCGTATCATATATCTTAAGCATAGGGCCGCCTCCGTTTAGTCTTCAATCATAAACATAAAAATGCCTAATTCCCAACTTCCAATATCAAGCCCATCAAATTCTTCCAGGGATACCTTATGCACCTCAAAATCCATTTCCAGTCCCAGAAGTTCCTGAATCTTTTGGTTGAGCTCTTTTACACTTTTTCCTTCTTTAAGAATGATATCCACATTTCCGGGGGCTCTCTTTTCCTGTTCAGCTCGCTTTTTTTCCTCTTCAATTGCCTTTTCCTCCTGTTCAAGATCCCGGTATTCTTCCATTAACTCCTTACGGGTATCTTCATAAGGTTTTAATGCGTTAAGCAATAAGTTCGTGTTTTTATTAATGGCATAGCTCAGTTTTATCTTTCCAGATAAAATTTTCTTTCCATCTTCTTTATAAATCTGTGCTTCTTTTTCCTGAAAAAGTTTTAATCCGTTATAAGCGTTTAACATTTCCTGGTTTGTCATGTTTTTTCCTCCTACATAAATCTTGGTCTATATTTCACAGTCATGTCTGTCCATGTGCTGTCTAAGGTAATCCTTGTTTCCCCTGGTAAAAGGATCGGCAGGCTCCAAATATCAACATCTGCTGCTTTGTTAGCCCCATTTTCTGTAATCTTCCCACTTTCTCCGTCTAAAATCACAGTACTGTTAGCAGTAAGGCTTCTTATTACCACCCGAAGGTTTTCTCCTGTATCTAGATTTCGGTTTATTCCAGTTATTGTCAGCTGTTCCATTCCCACCTTTGGCGTAATCTCTACCATACAAGGCGTCCGGATGTTCCCAGGATTTGTAACTACTGTCTCCAGCATCCCGGAAGCGGACTCCGAAAACGGTGAACCGTTTGGCTGTTCAGCAAACTCATAGCAGGAAAAATCAACGGTGAGCTTGCTCAGCCTGTTGGATGTCACCTTCAGACGGGCAAGCGGGTTTTCTGTAAAATCATGCTTGCTCATAAACCCGCAAAACTTGTGATCGAACTTATCCAGTTCCAAGGTGACCGACTCGGACATCATATGGGAAAGCAGGGTGCTGCAATTCTGCAAGATCTCATTTCGATCAGAGCCGTATACCAGGAAGGTGATCCGTATTGTCTTCCACCCGATTGATCCATTAATGAAAAACGGCAGTGGGCTTCCCCTCTGCCATTCGCTTTCATTTTCAATATCGGAAAATCCCGGAGTCACGTTCCACTGTTTGGCCTGTGCTCCGGATATGTCCCAGCCATTTATATTCATCTCAGACGCCCCCTTGTGTATCTTGTGGCTGCCATTTCATTTTTTATGTTCATGTCTTCCCTGAGTTCTCCGACCAGCTTATCTTTATCCATGAATACTTTTAAGTTCTTCATGGAGCTTGCCATGTTCTCCATCATGGACTCCATCGTACTCATCATGGAATCCATTTTGCTCAGTATTTCGGAGTTATCACTTCGATAGCTTCCTGATAACTTCGCCTGGTGCTCTGACTGCTGCTGGATCAAACGGTTAAGTTTCTCGACTCCAGCCGCTCCTACCTCCAGGGAAGATCTGGATTCCAGGAACTGATCCGGATTCATGGCAAAATTATAAAGGTTTTCTGCTCCCTGTGGGTTAATTACCTTGTCCCCGGTGAGCATGTTCTGCATGATCGCGCCATCGGACTTACGGAGAACATATTCCTGGGCGTTATTTTCAAATAACCACGCCAGCTGATCCTCTATGACGTTTTGAGTACCGGTCTTCAGGCCGTTCTTTTTCATAGCGGCCAGAATTGCTTTTTTCTGCGCTGATGTAGGCTTTTTGTCGGCTTCCACGCTAAGAGCATCCGCAATCTTTTTAACTGTGGAATCGTTGACGCTCCGGCCGTAGTTCTTAACAATGTACTGCCACAGATCCGAATGCTTCTTTTTCTCAGCATCTGATACTGATTTCTTATGGGCTTTACTTGCATTGATCAGCTTTTGTACTTCTGTAATTTCTGCCGGTTCTTCCGCTACACCTGCGGTCACGGCCTCCAGCTCTGCTTTTTGCGCGGGCGCAATTTCAGATGTTGTCCCAGAGGAAGCTGAGCTTGAAGAAGCAGTGCTGGATGTATCTGTTCCACCGGATCCAGAAGAGGCCGTGCCAGATGCAGTGCTGCCATTCGGAGTTACATTTACGTCAAGCAAAGTTCCACCTGTGCCAGCTTTCTGAATGCCAGCGATCAGGTTACCTACAATATCCTCACCAATCTGGCCAGCCTGTTCCACCAGGGACTGCAAGCCGGTAGATAGTCCCTCATTTAGTTTCGCAACAGCCGAAGCATTTTCAGCTGCCAGATCATCCAGCTGCTTCTTATAGTCTTTCTTGGTGTCACTTATCTGCTGGTCAATAGCATCCCGCGTAGCCTGTGTATCTTTTTTTGCCTGCCGGTCTGCTATCTCCTGCTTTTCTTCCCAAAGCTTGTTAAATTCATCCAGCTGCTCTGCAGTCATCTGATTCAGGCTGTAAATATTGGCGGTTGCTTCTGGTCCTGCGTCTTTCAGTTCCTGCAGCAGCCCCTCTGAAAGTCCCTTTCCGCTCAGTTCCTGCAACTGGGTTTCCCACAGTTTCAGTCCCTCAACCTGGGTATTCATATTGTAAATCAGACGATCTGCAGTATATCCGGAAGCATCCCAGGCATCATAGTTATTCATGGATGAAAGGATGTCTTTCTTCCGATCAGCTATGGCACTGTCCCTTTTTTCTTCCAGTTCCTGTATGGTCTCATTTAGTTCTTTTTCAAGCTTTTCCCGCTTATCATTGTAATCTTCATCAAGCTGCAGCTTTTCTTTTTCGTAATCTTCTTTGGCTTCCAGGTACTTTTTATCTGCTTCTATGCGCTCATCCATGCCGGCTGTGAACTGTTTTCTGGCAATATCCCAATATTCCATCTCTGCCCTGGCGGACATAGAATAATAGGTCTGGTAGGTCTCCAGAAGGGATTTCTGTACTGAAGCCTGGGTCTTTGCAGCTTCCTCTCTGGCTTTGGCTGCCTCTTCCTGTTTCTCCTGCTTTTCCTCGTAGATCTGAGTGTCCAGTTCCTGGATCTTCTGTGTTGCTTCATACCAGGCATCAGTTCCGCTCTTTAAATTCTTTCGAACGGTGGTCCAGTAATTTTTCTCCTGGGCTAAAGAGGCAGCATGTAATGTCTTGTACTTTTCCAGCCGTTTTTCAGCAGCACTGAGGACTTCAGAATTATAAGTTTCTGCGTCCTTAGTAGTTTTCTTTTGATTATCTCCGGATCCGGTAACTTTTTCTTTGGATACGCCAAAATTGTTCTTTATACTGCTGCTCAGTGCCTTGCTGATCGTGGAACTGCTGTTAAGCTTATTAAGTTGAGAGGTTGCCTGTTTATAGGCTGTGGATCCTTTCACAGCTGTATCACGTATCTGCTGCCAGTACCATTTTTCATTGTCCAAGGACACTTCATGGCTCTTATTGTATTGCTTAATCCAGCTTGTGGCGTTTTTCAACACAGCCTTTGACATTTTTCCAGCGGCTGCAGTTGCTACCTTTGTGTTTTTAGTTATACCAGATGCAGTACCTGCAGGTAACTGATAGCCGACTTCTTTCTCAAATTTCTTTGATGGAGAATGGATCTCTGCTGCTGCCTTGGCTGCGGCAATACCTGCATTGATCATTCTTATTGAAGCGCTGATGACCTGGGACTGGCCTGCTGATATACCTTGTGCTACACCAGCAGCTGCGTTATATCCCGCAGTGTAAAAGCTATTCTGATAGGTCCTAACAGCAGATGCCGCCTGTCCTGCCATGGTTCCAGCTGCACTGATTGCACCACTTTTTCCAGAATTGATACCTGTCTGGTACTGCTGAGCAGCTACGCTTCCGGCTTTTTCATATTCGCCTTTTTTCTCTTCGGCTGCCTTTGCTCCGGCGGACGCCATCTCGCCACCAGCCTGTTCAACGCCAGACTGCTGATCTTTAATTGAATTCTGGGTTCCTTCTCCTACAGCAGTACCAACATCTTCACCTGCAGACTGTGCATCTGCTGCCTGCTGCTGGATCAGTGCCAGAAGCTCCTGCATAGCGGATACTGCCTGCGTACCACCGGCATTAATTCCTGCCTGGATTTCTTCCGGAATCTGGATACCCGCTTTATTGGCGATTTCTGCCACGCCCTGGATTGTTCCTTCAATAGTCCCGTTCAGCTGATCTATTGCCTGCTGAGGGGTTATCTCACCGCTTGCAATTCCATCTGCAAGTCCCTCTGGGATCTGTACACCACATTCCTGCGCCATCTGTACGGTCTGCATGAGGGATTCCTGGGTGGCTGCTGGAAGCTCAGCCCAGCCTTCCACTGCTGAAGCAACGGCGTTATCAATGGACTCGCGCAAATCAGAAAAATCAATATCTGAAGAACCAAGATCTCCCATTGCCATCTCATAGGCGGTCTTATTAGCTGCCATTACAGTTGCTGTATCTTCTGATATATCCATGGCATCAGTCCACTTTTTGGATATGCCTTTCAACTGTTCTACGCCGTACTCACCCTGATTGTCCAGAGTCCATACCATGTGCTGGAGCATATTAGCTGCATCAGTTCCCTGATCCTGGATTGCCTGGATAAATTCTGCTGAAAAGATTGCCTGCCCGCTCTCGTCTGTGGCTTCTTTGAGGCGCTGAAGATTCTGCTGATAGTTCTGGATTCCATCCACCCAGGACTGCAGGTTCTCATTCATCTGTTCTGTGGTAATATCATCTCCACCGTCAAATTTATCAGCAAAACTGATTTTATCCTGCAAATCAGCCTTGATAGAATCCATGGTGGAATTGTATTCATCCAGGATCTGACGCATGGCAGTCTTAGCAGCATCCGCGGCTTCCTGGGAGCGTTCCATAGTTTTGTTGAACCCTTCCAGGGCTGTGCCAGCTCCTGCTGCCGCCAAGCCGGTTGCTTGGATTGCATCAGCATTATCTTCTTGTGCCTTTGTATTGTCTTCTGTTGATTCAGTATTATCCTTTTTTACTTTTGTAATGTTTTCTGCACTTTTGGCATATCTTTCCTGTTCTTCCGAGCATTTATCAATTGTTTTTTGATTTTCCTCAATTGCTTGAGAATATCCTTCCATTTTCTCTGCACAATCAGCTATGCTCGTAGCTGCTATTCCAGTTGCATCACCATATGCTACTGTTCTTCCATCAATACCATCCAAACGTGAATCCAATTCGCTGCTACTATCGCTTAGATGTTCCATAGCATAATTAAATTCATCCTGTGTTATTGCACCTTTTTCCAATGCCTCTGTATAAAGTTTTGTTTTCTCTGTTGGAAAATCAATATCAACTTGATAGCTTGGATCTACACTGGCCTTCTGTCTTTCCTCTTGGAGCTTTACAATTAATTCTCTCTCTTTTTCCAAGAGTTCCATTCTATCTTCAGTGATTTTTTTCTGTTCCTGTGCTTTATCCAGCTGTACCTGTGCCGCTAAAGACTCATTGATTAAATCCTGTGTGGCTGCAATTACCGCCTGTTGGATTGCTGTTTGCTGATAGTTTTCTACCAGTTTTTCCAGCTCATCATTAGTTACACTCAGTTTATCATTTTCATCATCATAAGCACCAGCCAGTTCTGGAATGGACTCTGACAGTTTATCTACGATAGCCGCCATTTCCTGTTTCTGAACAGCTGTACGGTCTTCGACATTATTCAGTGCTTCCAGTCTGTCAGCCAGAGCGCCTACATTTTCCACGGAATTCAGGGTTCCGGTAAACTGATCGTCAATCGCCTGTACATTATCAGCTACTTTCTGCGAAGACTGTATGACGTCATCATACATCTCTTCCATTGCATCTTTCTGAGGCGTAATCGCGTCTGTCAATCCAGACACAACATCCGTGAGTAATTCCACGCCGTCCTGTAAGGGACCTGAAATGTAATCATACACTGCAATTCCCAGTCCCTCTGTGGCAGAGCTAAGCTCTGTCAGTTTACCCTGCAGGTTATCCTGCATAGTATCTGCCATATCAGAAGCCGCACCTGAACAATTTCTCAGGCTTTCCTCATAGCCAGCCACCTGATCAGCTCCGGTATTAAGAAGCATGTTCAAGCCTTTAATGGAGTCAGATGTAAATGTAGCCATAAGAGCCGCCTGCTTCTGGGCATCTCCCATTCCATCTGTAGCAGACTCTACATCTTTCAATACATCCGTCATGTCACGGAAATTTCCGTTAGAATCCATTACGGTAACAGAAGTATCACCAATGGCGATCTTTCCATCTTTCATCTTGCTGGTCAGATCTCTCATTATAGCAGCAAGAGAGGTACCAGCTTCACTGCTCCGGAGTCCGTTATTTGCCAAAGCCTCCAGGAAAGAGGTTGTAGTCTCAATGTCCTGACCGGCGGCATTCATGTTGGCGCCACAGTTCTTGTATGCCTCGCCCAGCTCTGCTGCTGTAGTAGAACTGTTTGCTTGTGCATATGCCATCATATCTGCTAAATGGGTTGACTGTGAAGCTTCCAGATTAAAAGTACTGATATTGTCTGTAACAATCTGGGATGCATCTGCCAGATCCATATTGGAAGCGGCTGCCAACTGTAGAACGCCATCAATTCCAGAAAGAGTCTGGTTTACAGACCATCCGGCCAGGGACATATTTGTCATCGCGCTGGCTGCTTCCGTTGCAGAGAATTTCGTACTACTTCCAAGGCTCTTTGCCTTATTTTCCAGTGCTTCCAGCTCTGATCCGGTTGCTCCAGAGATAGCCTCCACTTCACTCATTCCAGCTTCAAAGGAACTTCCGACTTCCACCACATACTCTGCTGCTTCCTTTGCCTTATCACCAATTGCCGAAATAGCTTCTCCTGCAAGTTCCAGGCCCTTTGCGGCTAAAGCTTCTCCAAAACCTTCCTTCAAGCTTTCCCCAAACTCTTTTGTGGTGCTAATCACAGTCGTTGTTTCTTTTCCGTACTCATTTATACTCTTTGCACATTTATCTGTAGCATTTTGTGCTTCCTGCAGATACTTCTCATTCTGTTTTAAAGCCTGGTTATTTTTTTCTATATCATTCTCGGCGTCACTAACTTTTTTAGACCAGTCCGATACTTTTCCTTCACACTTCTGGCACTCCAATCCCTGTTTTTCAACAGCCTTCTGAAGGCTTTCCACTTCCTTTGACTGCTGCTGATACTCTTTTGTACCATCCTTTCCAGATTTCTGCATGTTTTCCTGGGCTTTTTCAGCCTCTTTCAATGCCTTGGAAAGTTCTTCATATCTCTGCGCCGCTTTCTGCGATACCTTCTGCGCATTCTCCAATCCTTTTTTCGCAGACTCCGCCCTTTTCTGATAACTCTCAGTCTGCTTTGACAGGTTTTCCTGCTTTTTAGTCAGAAATTCAAGAGAATTGGCATTTTCCTTATATTCTGTGCTGAGTTTTTTCAGTTCAGAATTTAGCATTGCACTTTCTTTTTTCGCATTTGATACACCCTGTGAAAATTGTCTTTCTCCGTCCAGTGCAAGTACAATTCCAATTTTCTTTCCTGCCATAGTTAGTCCTCCCAACAAAAAATCCACATAAAAAGAGCACCTCAAACTGAGATGCTCTTTTTACATGGATTTTTATTTATACTTATTTCTTGGATATTGGGACTTCTTCAATGTGGGTTTTATACACCACCGGTGATGTAACCCATTTGATAAATTTCTTTATCAGAGCCCCTATCAGTATTGCTAATAATAACAATACAAACAATATTACCAACAACATATGCCACCCACCTTTCTGCTTTTCTTAATTATAATCCGCAGCTCTGTAAAATTCAATATCATTTAACAGAGCTGTGAAAGAAAATCAGAAAATGGTGTCCAAATTTAACTCTTCGTCCTTTTTTCTTAATCCGTTATAATCCAGGTACTCATTATAGATTAAATAAAATTTTCGTAATGTCATGCCAAACACTTCTTTTTCACTATAATTAAGCACTTTACACCCAACATACAGCAACCGGGCTACGTTTATAGCCCGGTCTTCTGGTTTGGGTCTTCTTCCTCATCCTCTTCAGAATCCTCACTATCCGGATTTGGCATTGAAAAGCCATATGCTTCAAGCAAAGTAATAGCAAGTTTCTGCATTTCAGCCGGTTTTATAAGACCGTCAATGGTTTCTACTTTTACTTCCTTACCTGTATCTACAGTGAGAAACGCAGCTACAACACTATAAAGTGTTTTTATATCTTCCGAATCGGTTTTATAATCCGCCACTCTCGCAATTGCCGGCATAATATTCACTAATGCCTTATTACAGGTTTCCTGAATTGCTTCAATTGCTCCGATGGTGAACAGGATATTGTATTCCTGTCCACCGATGGTCACTGGAGCTCCGGTTGGTCTCAAATCACTCATACGATCTCCTTACTCAATACCTACCTGTTTGTTCAGCCATGCCTTAGCCTCAGCTTCAGTATTGAATACAAGTTTTTTGCCAACAGACATTTTTCCATTGACTTCTACCGGATATGCCTTTCCTTCGATGGTAGCAGTCTGGAAGTTTGTGGTGTCACCTTTTGTCTCAGCATTTTCTGTAGGCTCGCTATGCTGAACTTTGTAGAGCCAAATTACAGTAAAGCTGGTAACTCCGTTTTTCTTTCTACGCTTATAGAATCCAACTCCAAAGAATGGAGCCTCATCTTCGGTTCCAATCTCAATGCTTTCCGGAGTACCCTCCCCACCAGAACTACCAGCTGCTGCCTTAACATATGTATGTCCAAGCAGTTTTGCCTGGTTTTCCAGAGACAGATCATCAACACCAAGAGAAGTGCCCATGTCCTTCACGGATTTATCAGTCTCTGCTATTCCATCGTCCGCCCAAAGATCAGCATCATTTTTATTTGGGGTTCCTGTAAAGTTAATTGCCTTTGCAAGAACAAATCCATCTGCATATTTGTTTCCCTCTGTCCATGTTGCTGCAACTGGATATTTCATACCAATATGTGCCATGTGTTATTCCTCCATATCATAATCATTTTCAAATTCACATTCGAATACAATGTGTCTTGTTTTATTATCAGGTTCCATCAATACGGTTACATCAGGATACGTTCCACCCTCTTCCAGGATCGCCCTGCGAATTTTTCTTTTTGCTTCCAGGTAATCCTTAGTTGATGGCAGGAAATAATGAATCTGCATTGAGGATATATCCTCTATAGGCTGATCGTCCGCGAATAGTTCTGCACCATCCTTCACATAATTAAAGGTAATATACTCGCTATTTCCACCGCCAAAGAAATCTGATGTCACCGGAATGCCAAGAGGCTTCAACGCTTTTATTATCTTTTGATTTATTGTCATAGCTTGTCCACCTCCGCGCCAATTACCTCTTCCATAACCTGCATTACTGCATTTTCGCTTTGTGCTACTGCTGCCGCGCGTACAGGTCTTGGCTCCTGGCCGTGTGATCTTACACCATATTCCAGATAACCCATTTTTTCAGCATTTCTAAGACCATTTTTATCAGTTCCATTGGGTTTTACCACAGCAAACACTCCGAGACTATTGTCTCTTGCGTTTGTAGCAGCTATGGAAGCTTCCAGTTCGCCTGTTGAATACGGTTTTCCGTATTTATCCCTTCTGTTAGCTGCGGATCTGATCTGTGTTTTCAGGTTTTTTTCGACAATTGGGGCGGCCTTATTCACTGCTTTTTCAGCCATTTCATAAGGATTTGCCAGCTTATTCAACATCTCTTCAACATCTTCAAAACCTGTTATCGTCATCCTTGCCATTGTCCTACCTGCGCTTTTCCACGTTCACGCATCTGACAAGTCAGCTGCACCTTCATGGATTTATTTTTCTGATATCTGCGCTTTATATCATAAATTTCACCTGTAGACTCATCCACCAGGAATGATTCTCCAGAATAATTACACGCCATGATCTCAACAACCTGGTCTGCGGTATAACCATTCTGTTTCGCAAGAACCTCATCATCCCTGGTACTGTCGCGGAAATCTGCCGGAATACCACCGATAAATTCATATGTTTCCTCCATCATGATTCCATTATCATTTATCGTTGGATCATTTTTCTTTACCGGCAGCGAAATACTTTTATTCCACATCCAGGTCACTTCCTTCCAGTGTCATGCGAAAAACTTTTTTTCGGTACAGATCCAGATACATTCGAGTATCTGAGCGGTCATTTCCAAGATATGCCTTTACATATAAAGTCACAGCTGTAAGGACTCTCGGATCATCCGTATCCTTCTTGAGAATATCAGGAGGCACACCGGAGGTCTTCATGTCCTCCAGTGCATCTTCGATGTAATCGCTGATATCCTCGTTATACACTTTAACTCCTTCTGCAATTCCACATCTTTTTTTTATTTTTTCCAGCATTTATTCACCATCATTTCTGCAGAAGATAAGCATTTACAAATGCCTCTTTATCCCTTATCTTAACGTCTTCTCGTTCGATAGCACGATAAATAGTCAGATCTTCCGCGAATGCATTAAGGTCACCGATTGAAGCAATATTGGAAGTCATGATTGTAGTCTTTGCACGGTCAAAGTACCAGATACCTTCCTTCAGATCTCCGATTATAACCGGAATCTTTGTCGCACTGGCCTCATAATAATTTGCAATGTCCTGTTTTTTCGGCTCATCAACTGCTGTATATACCTCTTCCACTTTTGTGTAATAAGTTTTTTTGGCATTTACATCAGTATCTGCCGTTTGCTCATATGTCACTGTGCTTGGTAAATCCCCTTTTGGGATTACCTCAACCGGTACGAATGTACCACCGACCGCAAGTCGCAACTGCATGGTATCTTTTGGATCCGGTGCAAGAAGGTATCTTCCAGTAGAATCTTTTAATGTATCTAAATACTGTAATCCATCATCATTGGTAATGATTCTGGAAGACTGCTTAAATGCGGATCCGAGGGTAACATTGAGAACTTTTTTAATATCATCCAATCCGTTTAATTCTACTTCTTCTTTGGTCTTAATCTGACCCATGATTAGATTATTCTCAGTTACTCTTGCCTCATCTCCAATCCACTCAATAAGTGTAGAAGCGATATTTGCATCACTGTCAGCCAGGAGCTCATTGGTCACTGGGAAATACCCTGCATATTTACCGATTTCATAATCAATACGCTCAAACTGTGGAGTATTTTTTGCACCAATCTTACCGCCTTCACCAACTTTGGTGAATCCAGTCTGCTGAGAGCGCTTTTTAAATGTTCTGGAACCCTTTTCAGTTTTGACAGATTCTTTACGGACCAGCTGGCCTAATGAAAACTTGGACTCTTTGTATTTGTTGATTCTGGTCTGGATATCCTCTGGAACAGTATAGCCTCCATCTGCTTTTGAGCCTTCACTCATGGAATTCTGTACGTGGAACCCTGCTCTGGCAGCCTGTGCAAACTCTGCCGTAGAATCTTTTGGTGTTCCTGCAGGAATCTTACTCTCCGGCACGGCTGCTCCATCGTCCAAGTCTTTCAGAATATCAAATTTATCCTGAAGCTCTTTCAGTTCATCTTTAGCTTTTTTTGCTTCTTCCAGTTTTCCTTCATTGGCAAGGTTCTTAACTTCATCTTTTTTCGCGTTAATCTTCTCCAGAAGGTCTAATAATTCTTTGTTCACGTCTTTTTCTCCTTTCAAAAAGGGAGATCAAACACCATACCGGTCAAGATCTCCCAATAATTCAGCCTTTATCTTTTCTTTTTCCAGATTTCTCTGATTAGCCTCTTTTGCTTTGATTTTTTCCATAACTGCATCTGCAATAGCGTCAATATCCAGAGTTTTATTTTCCGGTTCTTCATGCTGCTTTAATGCTTTTGGGGTCTTTGAATACTCATCAAAGTAATTACTTGTACAAGCTGCTGCCTGTACACTGTCCTCCACTTCAAAATCAAAATAATCAGTGGTATCACTTCCGACCATCCAGGTCTCTTCGTTGATCAGATTATTGATTTCCTCTTCTGTAACCCCTTCTTTGGTCTTCGACATGTATGTCTGCAGGATTGCTTTCTGGCAAATATCCAGAGTATCTGCATCTTTTCTCAGCTGATCTGCGTTCATACTGGTAAAAAAGTAACCATTTGTAGGCTTATGAATCATAAAGGTTCCATTTGCCGGAATCACAATCCGATCACCGGCACATGCAATCACAGAAGCAATACTGGCCGCAATACCATCAATATAGGTGGTAATCCTGGCATTATTGCGTTTCAACATGTTATAAATGGTAATTCCGGCAAATACAGATCCACCTCCACTGTTTATGTGAAGGTTAATCTCCTGTATGTCTTCCAGATTTTTCAGGAAATCTGAAATATCAGAAGGACAGGTATCATCATCACTCCATTTTCCCCAGTCATCAGATACGATATCTCCAAAAATATTCAAATCCGCTGAGATTTCTGTCTGATTACAGATTTCCATCTTTCCCACATTCTTTTTCTGATTTTTCAGCAGTAATACTGGCATTCTACTCACCTCCTTTGGTGTACTGTGTTCCAACTTTTTCAAGCGGAATATAATTTCCATTCACAATCAGCTTATCGCCGTCTGGATCATCTGGCATATCCAGATATCTTCTCGCTTCATTTGGCCTGTATATTCCATTGTTCACAGCATCTTTTAACATTTCCATCTGTGTCTTTGTATCAGTCCTCAAAATCGCTTTTTCATTAAACTTATAAAAATATCCAGCTTCTTCCTCCTTCAAGCTCAGTACCTTGGCATTGATTTCTTCTTCATACATTTTTAATCTGTACAAAGCAGTATCAACTAAAAAAGCCAGCTGCTGAGTTTCACTGTTTGAATAGCTGGATTTTTCATAATTGTTGATCTGATTTGGCTTAATACCGAATGCTCCGGCGATCTGAAGTGCAGAATACTTCTTCAGTTCAAAGAACTGTGCATCCGTAAGTGTCATTTTCAATGGAGTAAGTTGTAGTCCGATTGGGACAGGTATTACCCTACCGGCGTTTTTGGGACCAGACAGCTTATCTGCAAATTTTTTCTGCAACGCTTTTATCTTGCTTTCTTCCAAGTCTCCGGCATACTGCAAAGCCATGCTTGCGCTTAGTCCCTGACGATAAAGGTTATTCATAAAATTCTGGCTTTCCAATGCACCTCCTACGGTATCCTGGAGAATTTCCCTCACAGATTTTCCCATAATTCCATTTAAGGAATACCAGGTTTTAAAGTGCATCACCTCACTGGATCTGAATAAATACTGTTCACCAGTCTTTGGATCATTGTACTGATAGTACAGCTTTCCTTTTCCCCCAAAAACTCCAACGTCATCCATGTATACGGTCACACAATTTGCCTGCATCGGCCAGAGATCCAGAACTTTATAATGTCCTCCATATTTTTCTCTTTCAAAGGTACCACGCATCCAGATATAACCATTTCCATAATGCTGACAATTCATCTCTGTAGTGGTCCACAGAGTTGTCGGTGTCATTATTGTATTTGGCCGCACAGACAAAAGTCTGGTTATCTTGGTCGGCTCTGCTCTGATTCGGCCTTTAGGCGTTTCCTGATAGTACTTTAACGGAACTTTTCCCATGGTTTCACTGAGCATTTTCAAACAGGTATAATAAGTTACCTCTTTCTCAACATCCGGATTGGTTCCAGTTATTCCCAACCATTCTTTCAGCTCATCATCATCCATGTATACCGCTGGCCGCGTCAGCACATTCCATGCATTTTTTAATCTATCTAATATCCTCATTGTTACCAGTCACTTTCCAAAAATCGATCTATTCCCTCCTGGTAGCTGGATCCGAATTCGTGATACATTGCCAGCTTAAATCCACACAAGGTAGAATCCACAGGGTCAATTCTTTTTGTTGTAGCATCTTTATCTATCTTAATCAGTCCCTGATTGGTTTTGATCACTGCATTGCTCATTGCAAAGTTCAATACAGGATTGTATTCATACAGTATATTTCCACAATATACCTGCTCACGGAATCCCTGAGTAGCTTCATTCAAGTGCTTGTGGCTCTGGAAAACTTCCTCCACTATGTATCCTTCGTTTGAAAGATCCATCATCAGCTTGCTGGCATTTGCCGGATCGAAGCACAGGCATTCAATGTTCCAGTCATTTTCTGCACATGTATCCAGAACATATTGCATTACTGCATTCTGATCCACAATCGGAGTATCTGTCACTGTAATAAAGCCCATCCTTTCCCATGCATCATAATCCACTTTATCTTTTGCCTTTCTTTCGGCCAGTTTTTCCCGGTTCGGAATAAAAGAGTGGGAATACAATATGTATTTCACAATTTCTTTTCCAGTCTGGTCAAACTCGCCTGATAGAAAGGGAATTACGAATGTAACAGATGTAAGGTCTATTTTGGCCGACATATCAAATCCTACATAAACACTCATTCCATGAGTATCAATAGGGATTTTATCAACCTGGCAGGCCTTCCACTTCGCCATGTCCATATATCCGTTTTCTTTTGCCTGAACCCAGATATTTAACATTTTGGTGAGAAATGCCGTCATCTTTTCCGGTATTTCTTTGGCCACTCTCCAGGCTGTGCGGATCTTATCCGCACCATTCTTATAGCTCATCCTAATTGGATTTGCTTTTTTCCAGATGTTTTCATCTTCAAGGTTTCGGATATCATCCTTGTAATCCTCCGGATCCACTTCGCAGATATCCACCAGATACTCCTCATTTTCCACATCCACATCTGGATCCAGGATCTTAGAGCAGTACTGATATTCCTGGACGTAACAGGGATATGTAAGATCCATCCCTGCAGTGGTAATAATCATCAGCAATGGCTCTTTGGTATTTGCACCAAGCCCAAGGTCATAAAATTCTGTAGTCTTGTGCTGATGGTATTCATCAAGAATCAGTCCGGCTGGATTTGTTCCATCTCCATTCTGGCCATCCTCTTTCGACAATGCCTTTATGAAGCTTCCAGTTTTTCTGTGTATTACAGCATCCCTGGTAATTTTAAAAAGAGGTTTCAGCGGAGATTTATTCAGCATGAGCTTAGCCTCATTCAGAATAATTTTCGACTGATCCCTCTTTGTTCCAGCAGTGTAATATTCATAATTTTCTTCATTCCTGGTGGCCATCACCGATATTTCATAGAGGGCCACACCTGCTTCCATCTGGGACTTGGCGTTTTTTCTTCCCACCTCAATAAAAGACTGCTTGAACCTTTTATAGCTGGTAAGATCTTCGCGCCATCCGTAGAGCTGGCACAAGTTAAACTTTTGCCAGTCCGTCAACCTGATTGGCTGCCCTGCAAGGTCACCTTTTGAGTGACGGAGCATAGCAAACCAGTCTACAATTTTTGACGCTTCCTCTTCATCCCAATGATAAGGCCATACATTAGCCTGTACATTTTTTGCATCCTCTTTCTTGCAATCCTGAAGGAAACGTATACAGGCCCATTTATGTTTCTTTCCTGATATTTCTTCCCCGGCCAGACAACGGTTGGCGTAATCTATCAGTTCTTCTTTGATGGTCATATGTTGCCAAATTTATTTGTGATGGCTTCCCTTGTCTTATCAGACTTCACTGCTGCGGCTTTCAGTCTGGCGTCAATAGTGAGTCCACACAGGGAAGCAAATTTTCTCATTTCCTCTGCATATGTGCGCTGGATATCAACCATTGGATTTTTCACCACAATAACGCCATTCCTGGTCTCGCGATCAATGTAATAGGTCTGATCTTTCAATATCTCTGTAGCCTTAACATAATTTGCAAAAGCATTACAGTAGCCGCCTAAGTTGTTACGGTCCAGGTTCCCGATCAGATTGATTTTTTCCAATTCCTTAACGATCCTGCGCCACTCTTTCTTGGCCACATTGTCAATCAGCCAGGTGGGAGGACGTTTTAGTTGATTTTTGTCTGTAGTCACACTGTCTTCTTCTGCTTCCCTGGTCTGCATTGTGATCACAGTAAGATTTCCCCGCTGCTCTGTCAGCGGCTTCCTCGGCCTTCCCATTCATCCTTCCCTCCTTCCTTTGCCAACTTTTTATGAGTATTTAGAATTTTGCGCAAGCTACAGAGATCGGAAGAGCACACGTCTGAACTCCAGTCACGTGGCCATCTCGTA